TGCCGCCAGACAATGAAACAACGTGATATTGAGGTTTACTCACAGACAGCCACCTCCTCATATTTCATTGTTACACCGTCACGGATAACAGAAACATCACTAGTATCGCCGACCTGCTCGATATACCGCTTGACAATGACATCGCAGTATTTTTCATCAAGCTCAATGGTAAAACAAATTCTGTCGGACTGTTCGCAGGCGATGAGTGTACTGCCACTGCCACCGAAAGGGTCGAGTACGATGCAGTTTGTCATGCTGCTGTTCATAATGGGATACGCCAGTAATGCAATTGGCTTCATTGTCGGGTGGTCCGCACTTTTCCTCGGTTTTTCGAACTCCCAAATGGTGGTCTGTTTACGGTCGGTATACCAGTTGTGCTTGCCTTTTTTCTTCCAGCCGAACAGCACCGGCTCGTGCTGCCACTGGTAGGGACTGCGCCCAAGCACCAGTGACGGCTTTTTCCATATACAGCAGCCTGAGATATAGAAACCCGCGTCAGAGAATGCCTTTCTGAAATTTAAGCCTTCGGTATCAGCATGGAACATATAAATGGAAGCGTCCTGTGCCATCGCCGCTTCGGTGTTCGTAAACGCTGCAAGCAAGAAGTTGTAGAACACTTCATTTCCCAAATTATCGTTTTGAATTTTACCCGCCGTGCCTTCATAATTGACATTATAAGGCGGATCCGTTACTACCAGATTAGCGAGCTTACCGTCCATCAAAGCAGTGAAGGTGTCAGACTTAGTGGAATCGCCGCAGACCAACCGATGCCGACCGAGCATCCAAATATCACCAAGCTTTGCAACAGCAGGCTTTTGCAACTCAGCGTCCACATCAAAATCATCGTCATGGATACCGTCTTTCAAGCTATCCTTGAACAGCTCATCAAGCTCAGCAGGGTCGAAGCCCGTCAGCGAAACGTCAAAATCTGCACCCTGTAAATCCGCGATAAGCAGTGCCAGCTTGTCTTTATCCCAGTCACCGCTGATTTTATTGAGAGCTATATTAAGCGCCTTTTCTTTTTCAGCGTCCATCTCAACAACCACGCACTCGACTTCGGTAGTGCCCATATCAAGTAATATTTTAAGTCTTTGATGACCACCTACGATATGGCCTGTGGCCTTATTCCATATAACGGGTTCGACATAACCGAACTCCTCAAGAGAGCGTTTCAGCTTGTCATATTCCGCATCGCCGGGTTTTAAGTCCTTGCGAGGGTTATAACTGGCGGGAATGAGCCGCTCAATCTGTATTTTTTCTATCAACATATTTTTTTACCGCCTTTCTCAGTTCTTTGTAGTTTTCACTGCCGTCTTCCCAACGGAATAGACTGGCATTAAAATGACCGTAAACCGCCGTATCGGAATAAATCACGCTACGCAGACGCAGTTTCTCAATAATTGCCGCCGGTCTCAGGTCGAACACTGACAACAAAACAGCTCGTAGCTGCTCATCGGTCAGCTCACTTGTACCAAATGAATTCACATCAACAGACACAGGGTTTGCCTTGCCGATTGCATAAGAAAGAGCGACCTCGCATCTCTGTGCTAAGCCGCCCCATACAATGTTTTTTGCGATGTACCGCGCCATGTAAGCGCCGCTTCTGTCAACTTTCGTGGGGTCTTTACCTGAAAATGCTCCGCCACCGTGGAGAGAAAGCCCTCCGTAAGTATCCACCATCATCTTTCTGCCCGTAAGTCCTGTATCGGCGGCAGGCCCGCCAAGGACAAATCTGCCAGAGGGATTGATGAGAATTTCGGTGTCATCGTCGAAGGGAAAATCTTCAAAGCACTGCCGGAGCACATTGTTAAGGATATCGGAATATAACTGCTCTTGTGTTTTACCCTTATCATGCTGAACAGAGACCACAATGTTTTTCACGCGCTTGGGCTCTAAGCCATCATATTCAACCGTGACCTGTGCTTTGCCGTCCGGTAGAATACCTTTTATGGTTTTATCCTTACGCACGATATCTACCCGCTTGACAATGCGGTGAGCCAGCACCAACGGAAGCGGAAGCATCTCACGGGTTTCATTGGTTGCATAACCGTAAACAGTGCCTTGGTCCCCTGCACCGATAGAAGTGCATCGCTCCTCACAACCGTTTCGGGATTCGAGGGCAGTGGTCACCCCGGCATCGATATCTTTACTCTGTTTATGAACGAATACAGAAACCTTAAATTTCCATGGCTTGTAGCCGACCTTGCGGAGAGTTTCTCTCACCACTCTGCGTATGTCTACTTTACCGTCACAGGTGATTTCGCCCGCAACGATGATTTTGCCCTTAGTCGCCATGATCTCGCAGGCGACACGGGAGGACTTATCTTTGCGCATACAGGCATCGAGGATACTGTCGGCAATGATGTCGCACAGTTTATCCGGATGACCGGCACAGACACTTTCTGCTGTTTTATAATTAATCATAGTATGTTTCCTTTTCGAGCGGAGAGAAGCCGCTCCATTACATCGTCCTGCGGATTGGCACCGCTATATTCGCCGGTGCAGTTTTCCTTAACAATTTGAAAAACCTCCATCCATAGACGGTTGGTCTGGTTCATATAGTTCTGCCCCATCGCCACATAGGGGCTTTGAATAGCGTTGCCCGTAGTAGGGTGCTTTGCTAAAAATCCGTACTCTGTCACTGCCTCTTCGCATTGAATCCACCTAGCCACGCTCATTGCGTAGCGTTCTAGAAGCTGTGGAGAGACAAGTACCGCACAGCCGCGCTCGCTTAGCCACTGCCATGTGGATTTATATATTTCACTTGCGACGAGCGTCTTGCCGTCCTTTTGCACGGCTTCGAGCATTTTATTTGGTTCGGGCATCGCCTGACCTTTGAGGTCAGCTGTGTCGGAAAATTCCATCACGGTTAATTTTCTGCCGCCGGGGTTGCCGGCTGATATTTTGTCGGCGATAGGTTTCTTTTTTGCACCCGCGCCGACACGAGCACCGCCTCTGCTGGTACCGTCTTTCGCCAAATTTATCACTCTCCTTTTGAATTGGGCCTATTCCCTTGTTTGATTACGCGTTTTTGTGTACGACGGCTCACGCCGCTGTCCGTATTGGTAAGTACTGGAGATTTCACCGCCCCCACCGGTCACCGCTTTCGACAGTGATTCGAGAGTGACAGGATTTACAGAGAGCCATGAGATTGCTCTTCTCGTTGCCGCCACCCTTGGAGAGCGGAAGGATGTGGTGTACCTCTTCGGCAGGGGTAAGCTTATCTTGCTTCTCACATTCCTCACAGAGAGGATGCGACTTGATGTAGCGGTCACGGATGCGTTTCCATGCACGGCCGTATCTTTTGTTGGATGCAGGGTCACGTTCGTACTGGTTGTAATGTTTGTCCATTGCTTTTTGATGCTCGGCACAGTATTGCTCACGTTCAGCAAGCCGACCGCAGCCGGGATAAGCACAGGGACGCTTGGGTTTGTAGGGCATCGTTTCACCTCGCTTTCAGGGCATAGAAAAAGCCACCGCAGATTTCTCCGCAATGGCTCTTTACATTCTGTTTCCTCATTATAATACTATCATAAGGAACAGGTATCATGTGGTATCTTCAGGTATCACGATTCAGGATTCCATCGCAAATATCCAAAGCGAGGTTATGCATTTTATATAGATGGTGGATGCTATAGTTCATATCTACAGCAATCTGCTCCCAACTCATGTAGCAAAGGTAGCGTTTTTCCAGGAGGGTCTGAAACTCCGTGTTGTCAACGGATTTCACAAGTGTAACAATGTCTCGCTTAAGGTCAACAAGACGGTCTATGTCGCGGTTTATTTCCGCTTGCAAGTCAATAATCTTTGCTACGGCGTCTGCCATCTTAGAAGTGGCTCGGTTCGGATTGCGTGGCATACCTGTGAGCGTCGAGGTTGCTTTCGTAGCCAGCTCGTTCAGCGACTGCACTTGCTCCAGTTTAGAGTTTATACGCTGATCAAGGCGATAGGCTTTGGAGAGATATTCTCTTGCCCTCATATCACGCCACCTCCTTGAGAAGCTTGCCGATAAGCATTTCAGGGTCAAGCTTAGTCAGAAGCTCAAACCAGCCTGAACGGAAAAATCGCTCAATTTCTTCTTTGCTGATACCGGCATCCTTGTCCTTGGGGCTGTATCTCAGGATTCCAAGAGCCTCACGATAATCCTCAACTGCTCTCAAGATGATAGCATTTGCTAAGTTTTCAAACGGTGTGTTCATAAACGTACCTCCGAATTTTTATTTCCCTCGGATTGGCACGGATTGTCATAGATTTACTCTGACTGCATCTATCAGTGCTTGCTGTGTTGTATCCTTTTGAGACAGCGCTTTCAAGATGCGTTTGTCAATTGTTTTTTCAGTAATGATGTGCTGCACCACTACGGTATTGGAGTTTTGACCCTGGCGCCACAGACGTGCATTGGCTTGCTGGTACAGCTCAAGGCTCCAAGTAAGGCCGAACCAAATGATGGTGTTGCCACCGAACTGAAGGTTCAGGCCATGTCCGGCAGAGGCCGGATGGACAAGAGCCACGGCAATCTCCCCGCTGTTCCATTTGCGGATACTCTCAGATGTGTCAAGTGAAACAAACGGGATGTGGAGTTTTTGCAGCCGTTTTTTTATCCGCATAAGGTCATGCTTGAACCAGTAGGCCACAAGCACGGGTTTGCCGTTTGCCGCTTCGATGATGTCTTCCAGTGCATCAAGTTTTCTGTCATGGATATCGACCGTTTGCCCGTCATCAGTGTAAACAGCGCCGTTTGCCATCTGACAGAGTTTTGAAGTAAGGCTTGCGGCATTGGTGGCAGTTATCTCACCATCG